CTCCATTCATAGCTATGTTCGTAGCCTCCATCACTGGTAATATAGAGATGGTCAATAGAATAGGGGATGCCTTTGTAATTCTTAAGACTGACGTACCGGGAGAATACTGGTATTTACTTGGTGTAGCATTTGCATCTACATTCGCAATCAAAGGTGTTCCGTCTATGCTTAATAAAATTAGAGGTAAATAATGTCATACAGAACTATAGTGAATAAAGTCTTACGTAGACTTCGGGAGTCCTCAGTGTCTGCTGATTGGATCGGTGATCTTGCGGCTAATGCTGAAGTAGATGACTATGCTCAGTTGATTGGTGACTTTGTTAATGAAGCTAAGCTTAGTGTTGAAGATGCATGGAAGTGGACCACGTTAAGATCAGTAGTTACAGTGACCACTTCAGCCGCTACGAACAACTACACCATCACAGGTGCTACAGATCGTAGCAGAGTGCTACAGGTTATAGATAACACTAATGACTTAGTACTTAAGATGATGTCTGATCAAGCCTTCTTGGACTACAAGTACGTAGGCACTCAGACAGACAGTATACCTTCGTACTACAGACTTAATGGCACTACAATAGACTTCTACCCACAGCCTGCCGCAGCCTACGATATTAAGGTTCACATGGTAATCCCTCAAGGTGACCTCACAGAGGCCGCTACAGAGCTAACAGTTCCTGAGCTACCTGTGGTACTCGGTGCCTATGCTTTGGCCTTAGCGGAGCGTGGAGAGGACGGTGGAGTAGGCGTAGGTGTTGTAGCCGCTAGATTCGATAGTACATTATCTGATGCAATAACTCAAGATGAGTCACGTACAGTGAATGAAACGGTATGGTATGCCAGTTAAGCCGCTACGTCCCACACGATTAGACGGGTTAGGTTCTAAGGGACTTAACACTCAGGCCAGTAGTTCTACTCTAGGACCAGAGTGGCTAACTGAGGCATCTAATGTAGTCTTTGACTTTCAGGGACGAATAGGTCCCCGTAAGGGTATCAAAGCAGTCTCTAAAGTCTTGGCTAATCCGGTGAAGTCCATAGGAGAATTCGTTAAATCAGACCGTACAGTGTCCTACTACGTCGCCTCCAACAATACTATATACCTTCGTGATGACTCTACTGTACCAGAGACACTAACTGCACAGAGCTTTGCAGCTACACCACAGACCATTACTGATTCTAATTGGCAATGGGTGAACTTCAATACAGAGTTCTGGGGTATACAAGCTGGTCATATGCCAATCAACTTAACCGGTTCTACATGGACTGACATTGATGATCTAAGTACATACGTAGTACCCGGAGGTGTAACTACATTTGATCCTTCCTGTGCTCTAGGTGAGTTCGGACGTATGTGGTACGGGGGTGTCAATGAAGACTCAGGTACACTCTACTACTCAGACAACCTTATTGGTGAGAAGTTATCAGGTGGTGCAGCAGGTTCATTAGACTTACATACTGTATGGGGTCAAGATGAAATTGTAGGTCTAGCTTCATTGATGGATCGTATCATCATCTTTGGTAAGAACAACATAGCTATCTACACAGGTGCTTCAGACCCTGCCACTATGGCCCTTGAGGAATTGATCAAGGGTGTAGGGTTAGCTGGAAGAGACAACATCGTATACATGGGTGCTGATCTACTCTTCATGAGCTACGAGGGACTACAGTCGTTCTCACGTATCACTGAGTCAGATGGTAAGTCTCCACTACAGGACATAAGCATTGCAACACGTAACACATTAGCCTACTATCTATCTACTGGTGATTTAACCACAGTTAAGACAGTGTACCATAAGATAGATGGACTAGTGATTACCTTTGTTCCAGACAATAAGTTAGCTTATGTGTTTGACTTTGCATCCGGTGAGATGCCTAGGATAACTACATGGAACTTTGCTACTGCGCCTCTGTGTGGCGTAAGTACTGTGAGTGGTGATCTCCTTATGGGTTCAGCTACGTACTTAGCTAAGTATGATGGTTACTATGATGTGGACATTACGAACACTACAGCCACTAATACAAACCAGACACTATGTGAAGCTGTAAATGGCGTATGGGACTCAACGATATGTTGGTCAACCACTAACCGTCTATATAACTACACATGGTCAACAGCATGGTTAGACTTGGGTGAGCCCGCTATAACTAAGATACTTAAGGAATCATTCTTCTCCTACACAGGAGGCAGGGGTTCAGCTACATCATTAAGTATCTATGTTGATCACGACTCAACTAATCCACTGGTGAAGAACTTCAATCTAGCACCGGCTGAGACATACGCTACATACGCAGCTAATGATTCATTCTACGGTATATCCAAGTGGACTTCTAAAGTAGGCCCAGTAGAATATAAAGTACCATTAGGGCGTACTGGTAAAGTAATTAAGATGAAGATGATAACTGAAGTCGCTGGTGATTATTCAAGCTTAGTGTCGATGACGCTATTAACTAAACAAGGCAAGATAAGGTAGTATATGATATGGGTAGTTTTTTTAGTGATTTAGGAAGTAACTTAGGTGGTCTGTTCTCCGGTGGAAACAACAATCTACTTGGGTCTTTAGTTGGAGGTGGCTTAAGTTTCTTAGGCGCACGAGAGTCAGGTCAGTCCACTCGTAACGCTGCTCAACTACAGGCAGACACGATCAATGGTAATGCTTCAGCAGCTTTAGCTCAAGCACAGCCTTGGTCCGTAGGTGGATTAGGTGGTACTGCTGAGTTCGATGAAGGCAATCGTACTATCATGCAGAACCTATCACCTCAACTAGCAAACATATACCAAGGTAGCTTAGACCGTAGTGGTATCTGGGGTGGACAGGCTACAGCATTAGGTGCTGATCCCTTTGCTGCTGCTGATGCATTCTATAATCAGCAACAAGGATATTGGGACCCTAAAGAACAGGACCTACGTACTAACTTAGAGACACGTCAGTTAGCTCAAGGACGCTTAGGTAGCACAGGTGGTGCTAATGAGCTAGGTCAGCTTGAAGAGTCAATTGGTGCAGGTCAAGCACAACGGCGTACAGCTTCCTTTGGTCAAGCTCAAGGATTGATTGATAGCTTACTTGGTCGTGAAGTAGCTGATATTGGTCAAGCTACTGGGTTACTTAATATCCCCGGTCAGATGACAAACCAAGGTATGGGCTTAGGTTCGGACTTAGGTACACTAGCTGCTGCTGGATTGAAGTCTCGTGCTGAAGGTGCTCAAGCACTTGGGCAGGCATTTGCACCTAGTGCGATGGGCTCAGTCCTATCAAACGTAGGTGGTATGTTCACTCCTCGGCAGAAGACTTAGGATAATTAATGGCTTATAATGACCCAAATAGATACACTGGCGCTGAGTTACCTGAGTGGTTATCTGCGTTCTACAATAGAAACAATGTCCCTGTAGCACCTGTGGCTCCAACCGTAGCAGCGGCTCCTCAAGGATACCGCACAGCACCTCGGCAATACTACAGAGGACAACAGCAGGCTGTATTAGGTAGTGACAGTGGTGGTGATGACCCTGATGTCAATCCTAATAATGTTGACCTATCTGGTCTTTGGTCCAGTGGAGTTAATAACATAACGTCAGAAGTGAATAGCTTCATGAAAGACCCTTTAGGTGCTATTGGTTTTGACACTAACAGTAACGACCCGGCTAATCCTTTCTCTAACGTAGGTGAAATGTCTAAGAACATAGGGAAAGCAGCAGGGTTAAGTACCTTAGCCACCGGTCCTCTGGGAATGGCAGTTGAGGGTGTAGCTGGATTGTTTGAGACTAGTGCTCTAAATGATATGTTAAAGAGTATGAATGCTGAAGAGCTAGATGTGTTTGATGTAGCCTATGCAGCCTTATCTCCTACTGGTACACTACGTGATGAAGCAATGGAGTCATTTGACAAAGGTATTATGACAGGTAATGTGCAGGAAAGCCCTTGGTCAAGAGCAGCTAACGTGGGTAGTGATGGTTGGAATCAGATGGATGAATCATGGGATCGTCAGAATAACTACAATGCATCTATGGATGCTTGGGATGCACACAATGGGTCCACTCAGGACAATAACAACAATGACTTTAACTCTATGATTCAGAATGCAATCAATACTTCTCCCACTCAGGACCCTAACAACGTTAACTTTAACGCTATGATTCAGAATGCAATCAATACTCCAGTAGCACCTAATCCTGCTCCAGTTACAGTGCAGCAACTTCCACCGATTGCCAGACGTGCTACTCCAGCCGACAGTGGTAGTTCTAATGATTATTCACCCGGCGATTTTGATGATGGTAACAGTGGCGCTGGTAATTTTGGTGGCGGTTATAGTGACGAGAGTGGCTATGATAACGAATCACAAGATTCAGATTGGTAAAGGGAAAGATAATGGCTCAAAATAATACAAGTGGTTTGTTCGGTGGTGCTAGTGTGGAAGATGTCTACGCTACAAAGAGAGCAGAGAATCGTGCTAAGGTACGACAAGCTGGTGCTGATAGTGCTAACATGGGTGGTAACTTCTATGCTAACCTACAGGCTAAAGCTAATGAACAATTAGGTCAAGCAGCACGGGGTGTTGTTGGCGGTCTACTTGAGGGTACGTCTCTAGCTCCGGCTGAAGACCCTCGTCTTGCAGCAGCTTCAAAGCGTGAGGCTGATCGTGTTAAGTTTCAAGCAATGTTTAAAGACTTGAAGATGGACTCATCAGAAGACTACTATAAGATGGCTCAAGAATTCCGTATTGCTGGGTACTCAAGTGAAGCAGACAAACTTGTGACACAAGGGCATGGCTTTGGTAAAGAGAAGCGTGAGAATACTTTAGTAGATGTATCTGTGGATCGTCTTTCGTTAGAGACTAAGGTCGCTACGGATAAACAGACCCTTGAGAATCAGAAGCAGAAGTTCGTTGAGACATCCACTAATCGTGGGATGGATGCTAAGGACGCTGAAGCAGCCTTTGCTAAGGTCCTAGGTAAATTTGAGATGAAGAATAAAGGTCAGCTTACTGTACTTCAAGCTAGGAAGTTATCTCAGGACTTAGAGATCGAGACTTCTAGGATTGCAGTCACTAAAGAACTTGGGTTAGGAAACTTAAGCGTAGCTGAGACCAATGCTGAGACTAATAAGTTTAATTCTAAGGTCGCTGAAACATACGGATTAGTTGAGCAAGGCCGTAAGAAGCTTACAGCAGCAGCAAGCATTAAGAATGCGGAGAATACCTTAGAATTACAATCCAAGCTAGGTCTACTGTCTCATAAGAATGAAACTAAAAAGTTAGATCAAGCTGGACAACGTATAGCACTTGAAGCTGATCGTGATCAGTTTGGTCAGTTCTTAAAACTAGATAAGTTAGCTTATGATAAACTATCCACTGATCGTTTGTTTCAGTTATCACTTGATAAGCAGTCCTTTGATCAAACACTGGCAAACCGTGACATGACATCTAAGGAATACTTAGCTGCACATAAGGTCAACATAGACGGTAAAATATTTGACTTCAATACTATGGATAAGGAACGTGCTCACGTAATAGCTCTAGATGACGCAAACCTTCGCAGACTTTTAGGCACGGAGAACTTATCGTTAGCACAGACTGATCAAGCACATAAGAAGTTTGCTAGTGATAACAACATCCGTCTTAAAGAGACAAAGATGGGGAACGATAAGGAAGCCACAAGAGCTAACCAAGAGATACTACGTGCTCAGTTAGCTTGGCGTAAAGAGAACGATACAGCTAATTTAAAACAGAAACAAATAGAAGCTTTAGCAGACGTACAGCTACGGCAGAGTGCTCAAGAACTAACGGAGCGTGGTATTGACTATACAAACCTTAATGCTCAGGCACGTATTGCTTTAGCATCTAAAGAGCATGACTTAAATAAGTTCTTAGGTATAGCTGGATTAGACAACAAAGAGAAAGATCGTAAGTTAACTGCGGAGTTATCAAAGAAATCAGACTACTTTAAGCAGGCTGGTATTGATCTTGAAACAGCATCACTACACCAGAAGAAGATACTATTCAAAGCTGAACTAGCCCAACGTGGTGCTATTGCATTGCTGAAGTCTAACGATGCTAAGCGTTTAGCAGGGTTGAAGCCTGTACCTGCAGCTAATAGGAATGATCGTATAGGTGTCTCAGCATTTCTTGAGAATACCCCTGCCCTAAATGAAGCGTTTGAGAAGAAGTACAAAGAGGTTGAAGGTTTGTGGAACGATAATGATGAAGCAACGAGTAGGGAAGAGTTTACTAATGACGTTGTGGCGTATCGCGCTAAGAACGGTGGTGACATCAACAGTGCCATAAAGGCTTTATTAGGAGGTAAGCCAAGTAGTGGTAGTGGTGATGTTAGTCACTTATTAAACCCAAAGAAGAAGGGCTAACTTATGGCTGAAGCACACACGCTTACATTAGAAGAGATTAACGCAACACCTGAGCTACGTGAGCAGGGTGCGTTGGCTGGTGATCAGATAACAGATGGTGAGTTTGTACGTGTCTTCAGTAAGGAGGGTGACACGTTAGGACACCTAATAACACAACAGGATATAGGATCAACACCTGAGTTAAGTGAGATGCAGGCTGAAGTTGGTGACCGTATTGTCGATGGGGAACTTGTCCGTACTGGACAGGACTCCGCTTGGACTGCATTTAAATACGGTAAGGCTAAGGGTGAGGAAGAAGGCATTATAGACTATGCTACAGAAGCACTTGAAGCACACTTCCCTACAGTGGGTAGAGTGATCGACTATAGTCTTGAAGCTATAGCCACTAACCTATTCCCTAATCCCTTTGATGCCCTCGACTCTAAGGAAGACATGGGTAAGCGTATGGCTAAGGGTTACCAGAGCCCCGATGAGAAGTACGGTGAGGGTTTCACAGCAGCAGAACCACAAGAGCGTCGTGAGATGATGATGCGTGAGAAGGAAAGAAACCTTCAGCTTGAGTTCGGAAGCTTTGATCCTGAAGAAGGTGGAGCAGTCTCAGGTTTCTTAGGTGAGATGTACGGTACACTTAAGGACCCCACTAGCGTCCTACCAGCAGGCCGGGGCATTAAAGCCATGACTGCTATCGGAGGTGCTATGGGTGCAGGCTTTAGTGCTACTCAAGACTTAGCACAGAAGGGTGAAGTTGATCCACTAAAGGCTGGCTTATTTGCAGCTGGTGGTGCAGCATTGCCATTGGGGTTCGTGGCAGCTAAATACGTAGGCGGTAAGGCATACAAAGGTGTCTCAAGTCTATACACAGAGAAGACATCTAAGAAGGTAGTCAACAAAGCACAGGGATACATAGCACAACAACAAGCTAAAGGTAGAGTACTTACGGAGAATGACTTAGGTGAAGTAGCTGAAGGCATTGGTGTGTCCGCTAATAGACTAGAGAGTTCCTATAGTGCTCAGAGTGTTAAGCCTCGGTTCCATAGTTCAGTGGATGAAGCAGAGAAAGCACTACAGGCATCCATTGCAGAAGACAGTGGTATGCTACGTACCCTATCTAAAGGTGCCGATAAATACTTAAGCGCTATATCTACGCGCCTGAAGAATGTAGACGATGGGTTATATGGAAGGCTAATGGCAACTGAGTTTGGGATGCATAAGAATACTCAAGAGTATCTTAAGCGTGTCGATCCATTCATGCAGGGAATATCTAAGATACCTGAGAAGGGTAAAGAAGAATTAAACTTCCTTATCAGTACAGGTAAGCACGCAGAAGCTGATGATTGGTTACGTAGTCGTGGGATGAATGAACTAGCTGATTCATTTGGTGAAGTTAAAGTAGTCATACGTGAGATTGGTGACACTGCGGAGACCTTTGGTTATAAGGCTGACGTAGAGAACTACTTCCCACGTAGTGTTAAGGACCACTCCAAACTTATGTCTGCTTTAGGCGAGACAGATGGTAAAGTTCTGGAGAAGGCTATTAAGGCTGCGGAAGATGCTAAGGGAGTTAGAGCCGGTCAACTAACACAGAACCAACGTGATCGTGTCATAGAGAAGGTAACACTAGGGAAAGCTGGTGGTACAGTAGGTACTAAGAAGCAACGTGTTGCTATGGCTTTACAAGAGGCTCAGGCAGCTAAGGTAGCTAAAGGTGGACGTAGCGCTAAGCTTAATGCTGAGGAGCGTGCTGCTGTAACTAAGCGTGTACTGACACAACAGACACCATCAGGTGATAAGGGTACACCTCAGTTCAAACAAAGAACTATGGACGATAGCTTAACAGTTGATCTTATGCCTCAGTATAAGTCACCTGAAGAAGCACTACAGACATACATCCGTACATCAGTTAACAACTTCGAGCGTAAGACTTTCTTTAAAGGATCATCCGTTGTGGACTCTGACGGAGAAGTCAACATTGAGTCCTCTATTGGTGAGTTAATTGAAAGTATGAAGGCCACTAAGGGCATGGACAAAAAAACTGAACAGGAGATACGTGATATTGTGACTGCTCGTTTTGGTGCTGATACTACCACTATGAATACAGCAGTTACTGGTCTTAAGAACTTAGGATACATTGGTACACTAGGGGACTTCATGTCTACGCTTACACAGGTAGCTGATGTAACCAACGTCATGGGGTATCATGGTTTTGGGAATACACTCAAGGCAGCATTCGGTAAGAAGCACGTAACGATGGACGATGTAGGTGTTACCGATATCGCTAGAGAATTAGGAGACTCAGGCTTTGGTTCTAAGTTCCTAAGTGGTATTCTTGAGAAGACAGGCTTCAAACGTATCGATAGGTTCGGTAAAGAAACCTTAATGAATGCAGTTAAGAATAAATACGTTAAGCAGTTAGGTAATGATAAGGGTGTTGCTTCATTCAAGAAGAAATGGGGAGATGTCTATGGTCCAGATATCGATCAGGTCGTTCTAGACTTACAGAGTGGCGCTAAGACTGAGCTATCAAACTTACATTACTTCACTAAACTATCTGAGCATCAGCCCATTAGTTATTCTGAGTATCCACAAGCATATTTAGAGGGCGGTAATACACGTATCTTATATATGCTCAAGTCGTTTACACTTAAGCAGTGGGACCTTGCACGTAGGGACCTAATTGGTGATGTAAAGAGAGCAAAGACTGCCGGGGAATATACTAAGGCGGCTGTGAAGATAGGTAAGGTGGGTGCCTTCATGGCAGCCGGAGGCTTAGGTGTGGATAAGACTAAGGACTTTATCTTAGGTAGAGATATTAAACCTGAGGAGTTACCTATGGATGCTGTGTGGTCCTTAGCTGGAGCATATGGTCTAAGTAAGTACGTCGGTGAGAAGAACTTATCTAAGGGTGATCTTGTAGGGGCCGGAGCAAGTCTACTCCAAGTCCCTACCCCTGTATTTGAAGGTCTACAGAAGCTCCTAAGTGGAGATGCGAAAGGCGCAGCTAAACACATCCCCATCGTAGGTAGAACTGTACACTCTAGGTTCTTAGGTGGTGCTGAGAAACATAACAAGAAGAACCGTAGGAAGATTAGGTAGGCTTAAGTATATGGGTGTATCTAAGCAGGTACACTCATAGTCTATTCAAGTCATACTTAACACGCTCAAGATAGATAGCTCCATCCAGTAGTTCCTCAATAGCATGGTCAATCCATTCAGTAGTCTTGATATCATTCCGCATCATTGTCTTACCGTATGTCTTGATACCTTCTTTACTACGGTCACTCATTCGTTTCATAACTGTATTAACTATCGGGTCTACATCGTGTGAAGTTTTATACATTGTTTAATCCTCTATATAGAATAAGTGTTTACCAATTCGGCCTAAGTAAAATAACTTGCCAGCCCAGTAAGGGTTGACGTATGTTGCATGGTAGTGTGTAGCTCCTTCTGTCTCACCTACTACAGCACCATCCATAGCTAAGTTAGCTACCATGTATGATGCAGCCTTAGCTTTAGCATCTAACATAACCTCATGCTTACCATCACACCAGTAACTGAACTGACATCTATCGTGGACTGTAGCACACACCGACTTAGTGGTTCTAGTCAGTGCCAC